CTGATGGGGGCGCTAAGCTTGTTTGGATGGTTGAGGGTGTTATGGGCACTGCAGATCCAAATGGTACTGGCGCAGCTATCTTTACTTGATAAATAAATAACTTATCGAATTTTAAACCCCCTTCCATTCGGTTGGGGGTTTTTGTTTAAAAACACCGATCTGCCAAAAAATATCGCCACCAATTTTTTGAGATTTTCTTTTTATAAAAATAAAACTATTTATTATATAACAAGGAGTTCCCATGGGAAAGAAAAGAAGACTAATATCTGCAAAGGCGAAGTTTGGCGCCAAACACGCTAACCATCCTCGTATGCAAAATCTAAATAGAGAGGATATACTCGAAGTAGAAGCTGCAACAGTTTTTCCGGCGCCAGAAGTTGCTGTACAAGAAGAGAAAGTTGAAATAAAGCCAAAAACAACTAAAAAACCAAAACGGGCAGAAGTTGTCTTACAAGAGGAAGAAGCTGAAATAAAGCCAAAAACAACTAAAAAACCAAAACGTTCCCCAAGAAAAAAGACAACTAAAAAGACTGTATCTACAACAGCCTAGTTAAAATTTGTTTGAATAATAAAGCCTCCAGTATATCTGGGGGTTTTGTTTTATGAGCAACTATTTACGTAATGAACCGTTGAAGGAACCGAATAATGCCAACTAATCTAAATCCAAGATCCACTCAGAGCGCCATTATATTGTCATCTACTGGTTCTGCTGATAGAGTTGCCGCAGCAGTACCTTTTCAGGTTTACACAGGCTCTATAGATTTTTTAACTGGTGCAGCATTACAGGTAAAATATGTATACAAAAAACTTGGTGGTGATGTTGTTGATATCGAATTAACGGCGGCTAACGTTTATGCGGCATATGAAGAAGCAGTTTTAGAGTATTCATATATTTTTAATCTTCATCACGGAAAAAATACACTTTCAAGTGTTTTGGGCGATACTACTGGTACATTTGATCATAAAGGTGATAGAAAAACAGGCCCATCGAATGCTAATTTGAAATATCCAAGATATCAATTCACCTATGCTAAAGCAGTTGGAGAGGGAATGGCATCAGTCGGCGGCTTTGGTGGTACTATTAGGGAATATTCTGCTTCTTTTAATCCAGTTAGCAATGTACAAGATTATGATATTCAGAGTATCATTTCAAGTTCATCAGCTACCGGAGTCAATGAAGACGACGAGGCTGTCCCTTATGCTGGAGAAGTTGGTGACAACAGGGTGTATGTCACAAAAGTTTTTTTCAAGTCTCCACGGGCAATGTGGCGCTTTTATGGCTATTATGGAGGCATAGGAGTGGTTGGTAATTATTCGACATATGGACAGTTCTCAGATGATTCGACATTTGAAATTATTCCAACCTGGCAGAACAAAATGCAGGCAATAATGTACGAAGATTCAATTTACACCAGAACATCTCACTATTCTTATGAGTTGATTAATAATTGGCTGAGATTATTTCCAAATCCTAGCGATTGGTCATTTGCAGACGCTCAGAAGATATGGTTTAAGTTTTATATTAAAACAGACGCAACAGCCGAAGACGATAATTACAGAACAGGCGTTAACGGTGTTAATAACGTTAACACAATGCCACTCGACAACATACCCTATGCGAATATTAATGCAATCGGCAAACAATGGATTCGAAAATATGCACTGGCGTTGTGTAAGGAGATGTTAGGTCAAATTAGAGGCAAGTTTACAACAATTCCTATTCCTGGTGAAAGTGTGACATTAAATCATTCAGAGTTGTTATCGCAGGCTAAAGAAGAACAACAACAACTTAGAGATAAGTTGATGGAAATTCTTAAAGAGATGGAATACTCAGAACTTATTAAGAAAGATGCGGAGATTACAGAGGCAGCCACCAATACTTTGAAGCATTCACCGTTGCCTATTTTTGTAGGATAATAGATAACAATGTCAGACGAAGAATGGAAAAAACCAAAACAACCGCCCCCTCCCTTGTTTTTGGGGAAGAAAGAACGTGATTTAGTAAAGCAAATCAATGATGAATTGATAGAGAAAGTTATTGGCCAACAAATACTTTATTATCCTATTGATTTAGAGATTACAAATTTCCATGAATTATATGGAGAGGCGATAAAAAAGTCATATTTGCCACCAGTTCGTGTTTATGCGTTGGTTGAATTTACTGATTTTTCAACATCTTATATGGAAAGTGCAGGGGTTGATAAGTCTTGGGAGATTAATGTTCACTTTCATAGAAGAAGATTAGAAGAAGACCAAGATATGTATGTTCGTGAAGGTGATTTTGTCTTGTATGGTGAATATTATTATGAGATCGTAAAGCTTACATGGCCCAAACTTTTGTTTGGACAAGCCACAAAAGAATTTGAGATTTCCGCTAGGTGCCTTAGAGCAAGGAAAGGACTATTCGATGCTACCTGATAATTTTGATTTTGCACAACTGCCCACTGGTTCC